GCTCTAGCAAACAATACAGGAAAGTCAGCTTTGCCAGTCGCCTCAACCAAACCTTCTGCTTTGCCACTCATGTGCAAATAAACGTTGTGTATTTCTTCGTCAGTCATGTGTTCTTATCCTTAATCTTGGTTTCAATGCGTCTTGCGTACACATCAATGGTTTGTGTTGGCAAACCTTGCAAGCACTCATCTACTTCTTTATCTGTAAGCCATACCCATGTGCGTTGTTGTTGGTCTTTGTACAGCGGGATAGCGCCATCATCATTTTTGTCTGTTTCAAACCAAAGTCGCAAGCCCGTGTCATAGCCAAACCAACCTACTGCGTTACAATATTCAAAAGGCTCATCTTTGGTTTCTAGTGCTTCTTTAATGGCGGTGATGGCATTTTTTTCAATTTCATATTGCTCATTATTAGGTTCTGTCCAAGAATTTTCTAACGCCTCTAATGCAAGGCGTAATGCTTCGTCTTTAGTCATGTGTTCTTTTCCTTGTTAGGCCATTGCGCCCAAACTATTGGTCTACCAATTAAGTGTTCTTTCTCATAAACAATTTCAACAAACTCAAGAGGAGACACTTGCACGGGTCTATCTTTTGTTTCTAGTGCTTCTTTGATAATTTCAATAGCCTTCATTCGTTTGTCGTAATCAAAATCAGTTAGAGCTTCTAATGCTATTTTTAATGCTTCTTTAGTCATTTCGCATCCTCCCAAATCCAACCTAACAATTCTGTTGTGTTTTTGATTTGTTCATCAGTTGGCTTTTGATACATTGCAAATTTTGTTGTAGGCCCACCACCATACAAACACCAATAACCAACTGGTTCAGGAGGTTTGTAAAAAGTAATTTTTGTTCCTATGATTTCTTCTTTGGTTTTCATTCTTGTCCCCTTCCATCAGGATGTTCGTTAAATTCTGTTACGGCTTGGTGATGCAACATTGGCGCATTGCGTTTTAAATAACGCATCGCTGATCTTTTCCAATGTGGTTGATTGATGCAACTTTTAAAAATAATATGGTTTGATTCTTCAACTGCTTTTTCTGATACCAGTTTGGCAAAGGCTTCAATCTGTTCTATCGTCACAGGTACAGTCAGGCTAACTTTATAAGGCGACCAATCTGCTTCACCTGTTGGCTCTGCCCATTGCGTATAAATACCAGACCATCCAGCCTTCTTAGCTATCTCTATGATTTCTTCTTTAGTCATTCTTGTCCCTTGCTCGGATTTTGTCCGCAATGATTTCAGAGTAATTACGTTCTAACCCATCTGCGTATGAGTCAGCAATCTTTGCACACGCCTCACGTTCTTTTTCTGCTATCAATTTGGCAAATGCCCACAAAGGTTCATATCCGCTTTCACCATGTGCGTATTCCCAACCCGCTTGTTTAGCCAACTCAATCATTTCTTCTTTAGTCATGCTGGTATCCTCACATCAGTTGGGCGTTTCTTGCCACTTAGAATCTCTTGTAAGCGCATTTCAGTCTTGCGGTGGCAGTGGATCATGGTTCGCTCGTCTAAGTTCTCTATCATCGTTTGATAGTCGTCAATGATTCCACGAATAACTTTCATCTCGTTGCCAGAGAATCTCATCACCTTCTTGTCTTTGTACCGTTGCGCAGAACTCGCCATGGCATCTATCGCATCTTTGATCAAGCCATCTTCATCTTTCGCAAACCCCATCTCGACTAACATCTCCATCATGTTGATTGCCTGAGAAATGATCTTCCAATCATCAGTCGTTGGATTCTCCGCGCGTTCAATCGACGCCAAGGAAGTCCTAATGATCATCATCTGATAGTCACGCCTTTGAGCCTTCATCGGGTGGTCAGGGCTCGCCATCATTGCATCCATCACCGAGTACGTTAACCTGTATTTCATCTTTACTCCTTACCCCACAACATTGTGGTTTTGATAGTCTAACACAAAGTTTGATTTCAAAGTCAAAAAAATTTCAGCCAAGGCTACACAAGGTGAACGGATGAAGTTCACAATCTCCACCTTAATGGTCAGTGACTCAAAAAGGCCAAGTGCGCATGACGAGCAGTTCATCGGGATACACGCTAACGCCGTCACAATCGTGTATGCCTGTGTGAGTCCCCTTGCTAAGGCTCACACCCACTAGTTAGTCGTTCTAGTAGGATACGCTTTCCTTCCGCGCCACCACGACTGGGGTGCTTGCTATCGTGCGGAGTACGGGCAAAAAAAAAGCTGTTAAGACAGACCCCGTTGGAAGCGTCATACCTTACGATACAACATCCCCTTTCGGGGTCGGAGTCTGACCTAACAGCTTTTCAACAGGGCTTCCAATCCTGTTGCTTTGGATTATATCAATCAAGCACTAACGCTTGTCAACACCTTTCTACGTAATTGCATAATTTTTCCAACAACAGCAAACAATCCACTCTTCATGTGTAGATCATTGGCATCAAATCCAACAGTATCTGCCATCGTCCAAGGGAGTCCTGTTTGCTCTGCGGACTTCTCGCCAGTCTTTGACTCATCATTATCAGCAAAGACAAAACGTTGCCCCTTGATCTGATCGGCAACCTGAACCAGATTGGATGCCGAAAAGCAAACCACCACAGACGCATCAGAACCGATGCTACGAAGCGCATGGTACACGGACAAGCCTGTGGCATACCCTTCGACCAACCACGTCTCTGAGGCTGTTTTAGAGCCTAGTCGGTGGACTGCATTCTTAGCCCTCATGCCAGAAAGCATTTTCTTCTCGTACTTCCTCTCCTCCATGTTCCACCAGATTGACTGATAGCCTTGGAGTTTATTCGTGACCACGTTCCTCATGGGGATTAAAAGACGGTCTTCAGAGACTAAGCCTAGCTCTTCTGGAAAGCCTTTGATTACGAGGTAACCATGCTCTTTGAGGTCAGCCCTTTTTAGAATGATGTCAGCCTTTTCAGACGCCAACTCATAGGCTCGATCCTTCTCTGAATTCGCCACTTGGCGTTTTAAAGCCCACTCACGCTTTTCTTGATCTGTCCATGGCTTGGCATGGGGATCCTCGTACCAGATCGTCCTAGCCTCTCCTGACCAGTCAAAGACCCATCCGCGCTGACCGTCCCAGAAGTAAGCACCGTTGCCACTCTTAGGCTTATCCACGGTACCGCAGCGTTTAATCTTGTTGGAAGGGTATAAACGGGATGGATCGACCTCCACCCCATGGGCTCGTGCAAAGTCTATGAAGCTCATAATGCACTCACTGGGTAAAAGGTTACAACATCACTGGCCCAATGAATGGTGGCTTTACACCCTAATTTCTTGGCGGTGTTCTCAATCCAATGCTTAATCGTAGGCTCATACATCAGTTTTTCCAAGAGCGCCAAACTGACAGAAGCTTCCAAGCCATTATTGACCTTTTGGGCAATCGTTGATTCAATGTTCGTGCTCATTTTTGCATCCCCTTACGCCAAGCCATATTTAGTTGCGTAATCTTGTTCACAACATTTCTAGATATTTCAACCTGTGGTGCTGAGGAAAACTGCCACATAGGGTCTTGGCCAGTGATCTTTTTGTACAAGTGATATGCCCTACCCTTTTGGGTCTCAGGCTTGCTATGAAACTTAGCATAGGTTACCACTTGATGCCACAAGTGCTGAGCGTTGTCCGCGAGCTTTTTCTTATTCTTCCCCTCACCGATAAAGATCTCTTGCATGTGCCCTGGCAACGTTTCCGTGATTGCTTGGCTGATCTTCTCGTACCCACAGCCCATACAACGCTTGGCAAAGGGTTTATATCCACACCGAGGGCAACCCTTCAACTCGTAGTCTTCGTCCTTTCTGATCTTCTTGTCAAGCTTCTCGCCATCATCTAAGGCGTCGAGACCGTTGAAGTAAATCTCCGAATAGTCCTCAGCAAAGCGGATGATGTTGCCACTGAAGTCTAAGAGGTAACAGTCCTCCTTGTTGGGTGCCGACCTCAGTCCTCGACCCCACATCTGGATTGCGGTGGACAATGACTTCCTCAATGGTCGTGCATCACACACACAGCCTACGTCGGGCACGTCAAATCCCTTGGCTAAGGCTTCCACGCTGATCAAAATCTTGAGAACACTATCATTCTTTCTATACTCATCCAAGAGCATCTTGCGTTCTGCCTTGGTGGTCTCAGAAGTAAACACAGCCGCCATCACGCCTTGGTCAATGAACTGCTTGGCCAACTCCTTGCAGTGAGCGATAGTCGCTCCAAAGACAATCGTTTTGCGATTCTCAGCAAAGCGTCTCCACTCTGTGACCACGTCCCCCACGATCTTCATGCCACGCTCTTCAGCCGCCTTGTCTGTCCACTCTCCGCCAGCCGTCTCCGCGCCCTTCATATCGGGCTTGGTGCAAGAAAATATCCGCATGGGTACTAACACCCCTGACACCGTCAGATCGTGCATTGTGGTGGCGTTAATGAGGTTTGAGAAGATCTTTCCCATCCCAGTAGAGAATGGAGTTGCTGACAGACCAATGACTGCAGCCCCAGTCTGCACCGCATAGTCAGTCCACGCCTTGTACATGGTATGGGCTTCGTCCACCACAAGGACATCCATCTTTGGCCAGAACTGACGCTTGGCGATGGTCTGAACTGAGGCGATCTGTAGGAGTTGATCTGGATCACGCCTCCAATGGTTGGCTTGGATAATGCCATGATCTTTGAGGCCATACTTCTCAGCCACATCAGAGGTTTGATCAATCAGCGTGGTTCGATCACATAGGAAGACTGCACGCTTCCCCTTCTGCATGGCTTCGTTGCAGATGCGCATGCCGAGGTAGGTCTTACCAGCCCCCGTAGGTGCCATGATCACTTGGTTCTTGTGGCCATTCTTAAACCCTTGGCGAAGTGCTTCATGGGCTTGAGTTTGGAAGGGTCTTGGTGGTGGGAAGGTTGTTCCATCATCACTCTCACTTGGAGCTAGGACTTCAGTCATTTTTTGGCTTTCTTAATCTTGTCTAATTCACGTTGGGCTTTCTGTAACAACTCCACTGCTTTGTTCTTTTCTCTCATCAAAGCATTGACTCGGCTCTGTAAGCTTGCATTGTCATCGCTTAACCTCTTGACTTCAGCGTGTAGGGTAGCAATCACATCATCAGATTCTAAAATCTTATTCATGACCTCCATATCGCGCTGAATCATCAATTGATTCGCCTCCAACTCCTCCACAGAAGGTGCAAAGTCTTGAGTCATGGATGGTTTTGGATCAACTTCAACAGGCTCTTGGGTGGTAACGTTACCACTTGTTTGGGTTTCTTTTGAAGGTTTAGTGGTAACGTTACCAGTTTTCTTGTCACCCTTCATGATGTTAAGCACAAAGGGGTGAGAGACTTCACACTGCCTAGCAATCTCACGGGCTGATGCGTTTTCGTTATCTGGGTCTTCTATGGCATCTAGTACGGCATTGCGCTTCGTTTCATAGTCACGCGCCATACCATGATTGGCGTTTGCTTTTCTGGCCAACCTCTTTGCATCTTGGAGGGTGCCTTCTGTAACCTTACATTCTGCGGTCTTAAGCCCCATAGCTTTAATGGCAAAGTAGCGATGGAAGCCATCCCATAACCAATAATGAGTACCATCAAAAACAACTTGCAAAGGCGGAAAAACAACGTCATCGAGCATCCTTTCTTTATACTCTTTTACCATGTCTTGGTTAATTGATTTCCTGAACTGGGTTCCCCCATCAAGTCTGATTGCGTTGAGTTTTAACATATTCATACATTCTCCTGAAAAAAAATCGAGGACGGGATTCTCACCTTTCGGTGTTGGCGGACTAGTGGGTACTAGCAGAATCCCGACCTCGATTCACCCAATGAAACGCCGCCAAGCGTTTAAAAAACTATATCACAGATACAAGTCTGGACGCATGTCCTTGCGTGTTACCAAGCCTTGTGTCGCCTTCTCAATCGCTATTGCAAGCTTAGGAGATGCCTTCCTCACCCCACTAAGTATTTGCCCAAGCCATGTAGGGGAGATGCCCAAATACTCAGCCATCTCAGCTTTAGCCCCCCTTGGCTCGTCTTTAAAATATTCCTCCAATGTCATTCTTTATTCCTTTTGTTATGACACCAACAAGAGTGAAGACTGATTGCAGTTGCGACCTGCGTGGAGTATCGGGATGAAAGCGTTAACTACAATTTACTGGCCAGACACTGCAGTTCAGAGCGCCCTTGACCGACTTCATGCCCACTCAGCCCCCACACTTCTTGGTGTTATTTTTATTGTAATCTAATAATTTGTTGTTGTCTAATCTAATTTCGTGTTATAGTTCGTCTGCGTTCGATTTGAACGTGTTATCTCGTTATTGGAGAATGTTATGGCTTTTTACGTTGAAGAATCTGGTGGAGCATTTGAATCATGTCCACCTGGTATGCACCTCGCACGGTGCTACCGAATCGTTGATCTAGGCACTCAAAAATCAGAGTACATGGGTCAAGTCAAGTTCCTACACAAGATCATGCTTGGATGGGAAATCCACACCACCAAAGAGGATGGCACAACGCTCAAAATGCGTGATGGTCGTCCCTTTGCAATGTTCAAGAACTACACCCTATCGTGGAGCGAGAAAGCCAATCTAAGGCTTGATCTACAGTCATGGAGGGGTAAGCCATTCACCCAAGAGGAGATGCGACGGTTTGACTTGGAGACAGTCTTAGGCGCTTGGTGCTTGCTGAACGTGATTGAGCGACCAGGCAAGGACGGCAAAACCTATGTCAACATTGACACCGTGACGCCAGTCCCATCCATGATGAAGAAGGCAGGTCTTCCTGAAGGCGTCAATAAGATCGAGATGTTTAACCTCGACAACCCCAATTGGGATATGTTTGAAACATTCAGCGACAACTTGAAAGTCAAAATCATGGCGTCACCTGAGTTCAATAAAGCCAAGGGTGGCAACAACTCCACTTCATCTGTTGCAAGTATTGATGAAGATGTGGACTCGGATATTCCGTTTTAGAACTAAAGGATTATAAATGACAACAATTATTGCTAGATCAGCAGAATCCGTTCATTGGTACCGTGCTGAGGACGGAGCACCTCAGTACACCGTGAAGGCAAAGAACGGCTCAGACCGCCCTACAACGCTTGGAGACGCTCGCAAGATGAACTTGGTGCCTTCGGTATCAACCATCTTGAAAGTCATCGCCAAGCCCGGTCTTGAAGTGTGGAAGAACGAGCAAATGCTGTTGGCAGCGCTCACCCTCCCACGAGTCCAAGGCGAGACCGAGCAAGCCTTCATTGCTCGCATCGTTGCCGACTCCAAAGAAACGGGCAAACGCGCAGCCGAACGGGGAACTCGTGTCCACGAATCCATTGAGAAGTGGTACGGTGGACGCAAGGATGTCGAGCACATTGACATCGCCAAGGCATTCGAAGAAAAGGTGTTCGAGCACTTCGGTACTCACCCCTTCCAAGAATGGCTCACAGAGCGTTCTTTCTCCAACAACATGGGGTACGGTGGGAAAGTAGATTTGCACTGCATGCCAGACGAAACAGCCCCCTTGGGGATCGTTTTAGATGCCAAGACCAAAGAGTTTGGTGAGGACGACAAGATCGAGGGTTATGACGAACAGTGTATGCAACTCGCAGCCTACCGCTATGGTTTGGGCATCCCCCATGCTCGCTGTGCGAATGTGTTTGCATCGGTCAGTTACCCTGGCCTCATTCGAATTGTCGAATGGTCAGAAGCCGACCTCAAACGTGGGTGGGAGATGTTCCAGACCCTTTTACACTACTGGAAAATCAAAAACAACTTTGGAGTCTGATATGGAGTTAAATGCTAAACAGGTCGGAGAAGCCTTCAGAACGGTCATGCTTGAGGAGAATCACAACTTCCTAGAGGATGACCTCGTCTTGATGGCAAACGCGTTTGTACGCTTTGCTGAGCCCCTTATCAGGGCTGATGAGCTAGAGAAGTGCGTGGAGATCACTAGTGGACTCAACACATTGGTAGGACAACGCTTGAAGCAAGTTCGTTATTACGAATTAAACGAAGCATAAAAAAAGCCCCCGATGTTAAGTCGGGGGCAAATGGCTTCTGCAAAGAAGAGGTAAAAATGGTACTTGCGATATTTATTGTTTTAGCTTTATTACATTCATCAGTTTTTTGGCTTGTGTTTTTTATTATGAATGATCATTGAAGATTTCCCATAGGATCATATTGGTTAGTGTCTAATTTGTAATCTTCTGGATTTTTTTGTAGATGTCTAATTCGTTCACCAGCAGCGTTATACAGTTGAGAAGCACCAACTATTGGCAAAGCAAGTGGCGATGTAATTGCACCTGCAATACCGCCAAGACCAGAAGATATGGCTTCATCTGTTAGTCCTTGATGAAATTTATTGTATGCATCAACACCACCCGCACCTAGTGATGCTCCTCCAATTAAACCTCTAACAGGATAAGAAATAAGTTTTTTAGCATATTCATACAAAGGAGACACTGACTTCGCTTGTTCGGCCAACTTTGCTGCAGTTGCTGCTTCTTCTGCCTTTTGTGTTTCAGCCAAAAGATCGGTCGCTTCTTTAGCATTTTTTCTGTCAATCATGCGTTGAAAAAGATCAGGACTTTCTCCTGGTTTTCTGACTCCATACATTTTTGAAAGTCGACTTGTAATTTTTCCTTGACCTGCTCTTCTCTTGTATGCAGAAGCAACATCTTCTACTGTACCTTCTCCAACACCATAGCCAGTTTTAGCGCCCCACTTACCTCCTGGAGTTTCTCCAGTTAGTTCTGCGCTTTGAACAGGTTCACTAACAATAGGTTGAGTGGGCGCAATTACCTGAGCTTGTGGCTTATCAATTATCCCAGCCATTTGTAGGCCTTTTTTTGCCAAGTCATATTTGGCTTTAGCAATAGAAGCAACTGATCCAGCAGAGGCACCCAATGATGCACCAATTGCACCACCAACAATAGGAGAAACTGTTTGTGATGGTGCTGATTTAACTGTTTCTACAGATTTAACTGTTTCTGATGGAATTGTTTCTTTTGATTCTGACTGTGTTTCTGTGGTTTTGGGCTCAACAATGTTAGGTGTTCCACTTTCAAATTGTGCAATAGCATCAGCTAATTTTTCATGTGATTCTTTAGGAAAAGGCTCATCACTACTTTTAAGACCTAAATGATTCATTAAGTGAATTTTGTATCTGTCTCTAACATCATCAGGGTTGTCACCTTCAGGTGCATATTTATCTAAAAAAGAATCTGGCGTATTTAAACCATTTTGTATTTTGTGTTGTATGTCATTAATTAGCGCAGTTCTGCCAGCTTCGGGAGTTTCAAAGATAGCAAAACCTCTGTCACCAATACCAATTTGTCCTTCATAAGTTACGCCTTTGGGTGGGCGTAAGTTTCCAGGATTGTTATAGTCTTGTGCAATAGTTGCCATGTTAATCCCTTACAATTCTTTTTCCTTCTCTGTGAAATCCAAGTGGCAAACCATCATTAGATGAACGCGCACTTGATTTAGTAGAAGGTGTGGATGGCTGTGGTGGGCTATACCAGGGTGGTGTAGATTTTGTAGGATCATTTTTAGCAATTTCTGCATGTTGATCCGCATATTTTTTTTCTAAAGAAAGATATTGTGGATCAAGACGTAATTGACGTGCAGGTATACCAGCATTAATCATGTAACCATGTCGTTCTTGGGCATGCTTTTCAGAGTGCCCCATTAAATCAACTAAAGTTACCAATGCTTTTTGAGAATTGCCAATATTAGGAGATGCCATTGTTTGCATTGATGAAAATGCGTCAGTAGGATTCAATGATGAACCACGCATACTAATTTGATTTTCATTCAACATTTTTACAAGTTTTTGGAAATTATCTCTAGCTTCTGGACTCATACCTGATTGACGTGCATAAGTATCAATGTTTGCTAATAAATCTCCAAACTTTCCATCTGCTGCAGCGCGAGCAATAACTTCAATTGGATTGTTTCCACCAAAATAATTTAACAAACCTGCCATTTGCTCTTGGCCACTAACAACTTTCCCATTTGGATCTTTGATACTAGGTACACCTAAACCAAGTGCGGTTTCACGAATGTTTCTTAAAAGTGGCAAACGATCATAAGCAGATTTTGCTTGCTCTCGTGATTTTTCTTCTTCCGTGAGTCCTATTTCACGTTGTGTATCTGCATACTTGCGCACAGCTTCTTGTTTATCATAAGGGCTCATACCAACCCATGTTTGATCTTCAATTTGAGGTGGCTTGCTATCATTGATAATTTTTTCAGCTGCTTTTCGATCTTCTAATTTTACATCTGGTGCATAAATTGTGGCTAAGGCAGCCATACGTGGATCTTTTCCAGATGATTCCAATGCTTTGACTTGTGTACTTAATTCTGTTGATTTTGTGCCAGCTTGTGTACTAGCAACTTGTGCCGATTGCAAAAGCGCTTTAGCTTGTGGTGACTCAGGCGCAAGCCTTACAATTTTTGCAGTTGATTGCGAATTAACTCCTTCTTTTTGCAAAATTTCATCCGCAACTTTGCTTTGTGTTAATGCTAAGTTTTGTTGAGCCAACTGTGATCTCATGTTAGCAATAGTAGGTTGTATGGCACGTTGTTGCTCAACATTCTCTCCAAGCGCCTCTGAAGCAGATCCAAGAGAAGCCATGAAACCACCTAATTGTGGTTTAGCAAACCCTGCTGCTATCTTCCACCAATTTGGTTGTGCATAACGTTCTTCAAGAGATTTTATTAATTGTTCTCTTGATGCATTAACATCTTCGTAAGTTTTAGCTATGCGTGGGTCTTCAAATCCTGCTGGATTAATTTTAGATTGATCAGGTGCTTGAACATCGTACATCAAAGGTGTTTTTTCAGCCATGATTTATTCCTTATGCTAGAGGATTACCTTCAGAGTCAACTAATTGACCAGTGCTTGTAGTAAACATGTTATCTCCAACTTGCTTCCAACCACTTGTATCAACATTAGATACACCCAAAGGATTTCCATCAAATGGAGTTCCTCCAGACGGTGTCCCATTGATTAAATCGCTCAAATTAGACTTGCCTGTTAATTGAGTGAATAAGCTTTGACCACCACTAGAAGGTGTTTGCATTAATCCTGCTAAACCAGATCCAACTGTAGCCAATCCAGACAATGGAGAACCTTGTGCAATTGTAGTAGTGCTTGTTGGCACGTTGTATCCACGGAGCAAACCTGACAATGTAGACAAGTTTGTCAATGGAAACAACTGCTGATTCTGAGCAATAGTCTGTTGTTGGCCACCAAGAGTAGACAATGCATTGACATCACCCAACCCAAGAGCTTGGTTTTGAGCTGCGAGCGCTGACTGTTGAGCACCAAGATTTGTGAGGTTTTGTTGACCTGTGGCGGCCGCATTCGCTGCGGTGCTTCCCAACTGACCTTGCAATTGATTTTGTTGCTCAGCAGTCGTCAAAGCGGTGTTGTAGCCAGTGTTCATCAACTGACCAATCTGTGTGTTCAAATCATTCAGTGCATTCGCGTTAACTTGACCTAATACCTGAGCACCACGCTGTGAACCATACTGACCAGTACCCACACCTGCAGAGGTTGCACTAGGATCAAGGTTCTGTTGAATGTTCCTCATGCCAATGTTGCTCAACTGATTGGCAACCGAAGAGGCAAAGGGATCCATGTTCGCAGCAGCTTCTTGCGCTGGGTTCGCACCTGCTGCTGCTAAATACGCATTGGCACTTGACAAAGGAGAGGCAGAAGTCCCTGCACTCGTAAGAGTAGACCCTGCTTGCTGTAGCGTTGGTTGATATGCACTTGCTGCGCCACTAACATCTTGAAAGGCTTGATTTTGTAAATCAGTAGGGCCAACAAACTGAGCGCCAGTTGTGGGATTTACCGCTGCAGCGCCCTGAGAGGCAATGTTGCTCAGATAGTTTGTGTAGTAATCTGGTGCAGTTGTATTTTGCGTTTGTGATGACTGAAGTAAATTTGCCATGTTTATCCTTTCGCCATCTTGAGGTATTCAAGAGGTGACTTTGCCTTTGGTGGTATTTTAGTATCAGGAGCGCTTCTTTTGTGCGCTCTTAGCTCTTCTCTCATGGTATCTAACAACTTTGACCCTAATTTGTTGTCTCCACCACCCAAGGCGGTGACGAAACTAGCTGGAAACACATACTCCCCATCCGCAATCTTCGCAGGTACAGGGTTTCCACCCTCCGACATCTTGTGGGGTATTTGATGGTGGAACTTGGTTAAAACTTCGGCACCCGCCTTGCTTGATCCATCCCCCAAGGAAGCCACGGTATCCGCGTCCATCACATAGTCTCCATCATGGAGCATCGCTGGGATATCGTCGCTCTGACCCGTTCCACGACCTGATGCATAGTAACCTGTCAAACCAGTGATAAATTCGGGATTATGACCCTCTGGCATGGCTTCATGGTACTTCTTGGGTAAACCCCCCTTGGCAAGCAAAGAAGTGCTTGGAGCCTCTCTCCTGATGCCTTGCTTGAGATAATGTAGAGGGCTTATCCTAGACTCTTGTTGAGTCACGGGCGCGGCTTTCAAAATCGTAGGGGCTACAGGCGCAATGTTCTTGTACTCTGTTTGTTTTACCAAATCTTGGAAAGTGCTACCACCCTCTGCAGCAAAGAGAAACTTTTCCGCCTCTTGGGGTTGTTCTGACTTGATCTCTTTATTGATTTCAGCCAATTGATCGGCAGTGGGTTGGTCAGACTGTGCTTGCTGTTTTGGTACTTCAGGCGCTTTGATGCCTTCTTTGGCTAAAAGCTGTGCAAGCCCAGGGTCAAGGCTATCGTACAGTTGTTTTAACTTCTGTAGATGTGCTTGATCACCATAGACGGGCGCCCCTGCCAACATGGTAGCAACCATTGCCAAATTAGGATCTTTTGTTGGCGTACTTGTCGTTCCAGTTGTGGATGACGTAACCTTTGTACTTGTTGGTGTACTTAATGGTGACGAAGTAGGCGTAGGTGTAGGCGTAGGCGTTGGCGTAGGGCTAGGCGTTGGACTAGGAGTTGGGGTTGGACTTGGCGTAGGTGTAGGACTTGGTGTAGGGGTCGGACTTGGGGTTGGTGTGGGTGAAGGAGTCGGTGTAGGACTTGGGGTTGGAGTTTTACCATCAATCCCTCCACTTGGAATTCCTACTCCTGAGCCATTGGGATTAACAAAATTATCTAAATTTTCAACTGTATTGGCTCGATTTCCTACCACTGTAACTGGATTAAGGCTTGCAGTTAAAGGTGATTTGGAAGGTGAGGTATCTGATGGTTTTGTTGACTTAACAGTTTGATCAATTACTTTACCAGTTGGATCAGTGATGATAGTTGTTTGGTTTTGATTTGTGGGGTTGTCAATAATTTCTGTTTTGTTGCCAGTTTTAGGATCAACACTAACATCTATGTTTGGAGAACCATTTCCATCATTTTGATTGTTTATATTTAAACCAGTTGGAATTGTTTCGGGTTGATAACCTGGGCCAGTCACAAAAATATGCGCAACTCCACTTGAATCTATGTAACTTTGACTATTAGATGATGCGCCAGTAGTCACCGCTGCATTTGCAATCCTTGCAGCAATATCTGGATCAATTCCATTACTGATTAAAAGATTCAATTGTGTGTTGTAATCAACACCTTGTTGACCTGTAAATCCTCCAGTGTCAGTATTTTCTTTTGAAGATGTATCTGAGGATGGACTTGTATCAGTTTCTTGTGTAGTTTTTGGCAACAATGACAATGTGTCAGATGGATTAGTGCTTGCGCTTGCTACATTTACACCAGTAGATTTACTTGGATTGCCTAAGCTATCAATTATTGATTGCGTTGTTGAATCAATTGAAGGCAATACACTTGTTGATAAAGGTTCCAAAGGAGTGCCAGTTACATTTGAAGAAGTAACAGGACTTGTAGTGGCACCAGATAAAGGTGAATTAGAATTTAATATACTTCCCAAATAAGATGATGCTTGCGATAGAAGAGTTGAATCTCCAGAATTTCCTGCATCAACAACTTTTTGAGCTGCATTAGAAATGGTTGGATTTGAACTTTTTGCTAATGTCATAGCAGCGTTCACCATTCCAGAATAATCTCCTTTTGCCAACGATGTGGCAATATTTACACCTGTAAAAATATTTTTGATTGATGGATCAATTGATGTTCCAGTTGCATTTAATACGCTACTTACAACTCCTAATGGATTTTTGTTAGCCAATGCATTAACTGCACTTGCTACATTTGTAGCAGTATTTAATGTGGATGAATCAACTGGTAATGTTCCTGTTGGCAACGTTTTAGCCAAGTTTAATCCACTAAGAATTGCACCAGGTATATTTCCTGCATTAATTGCATTAATGGTATTTGCTCCAGCTAAAGTTCCACTAATAGTATTTGCCAATGTTCCAAATACAGGCCCACCAAGGATTGTCGCAGCGGGTGCCGCAACAACACCTAAACTACCAATACCAGAAGCTGTTTGATTTACAAATCCACCCTTGTTTCCGCCCGTGTAGTCAACTTGTGTGCTGTAGTCGGTAACAGGATTTAATGTCCCATCAGAACTAAGAGTTGTATATGTGTGAATGATTCCACCAGCAGAGCCAACTTGAACGTCATAGACGCCATTCCCCATATCAATAGGAGTGCCAGGCAATATGTTGCCGTTGGCATCTTGAAGGCCATACGTTGGAGCGCCTGATTCGTCTGCTCCAGTTTGAACAACTTTTGTATTTCCATATTGAAGCGCGTTGTATGTGGTGTTGAAGTTATTGCTTGTGTCTGATGCAGTTGCTGAGGCTTTATCACCTGAATAAGCTTTGACCTGTGATCCCGTAGGATCAGCTATGTTGTACTGATTCTGTACATAAGCAGGATTTATATTTAGTGCTGTGGCCAACTGAGTAGGACTCACACCCTTAGTATCTAGCTCTTTTGCAACATCTGCATAGCTTCCACCGTTGCTGATGATGTTGTTGAAGTCTTGATTGATTTGAGCATTTGTATATGTTGTTGGGCTTGCAACATTCGTGCTCGCTAAAGGCGATGAGCTTGTGGTTGGATTAACAGTGCTTGAATAATTGTTCAGTATTTGCGCTGGGTCTTGCGTTGCTGATGATGCTATGGCATTCAACATGTTCGCAGGGTCAGGCGTAGTTGCAACAGGAGTAGGGGTGGGTGTTGGGGTGGGAGCGGGGGTAGGTGCAGTCAACTGTTGATATGCAGTGTTGACGTTGTCAGCCGAAGTGCCATAGTGAGTAGCCAAGGCTTGTGCCAAGTCAGGTGTCAGTCCACCATAGGCTTGCACCGCAGCCGCCGCTTGCGCCTGTGTAGCGTTCGGATTAGCTGCGAACCAACTATTAACTAAACCTGTATCATCTGCCATTACGCCACCGCATTTGTTGAACTAGCCGTCCCTATGATTGTCATTGTCCCAACCATATGAAAAGCCCAATCTTGCCACGTCTCAAATCCCCTTGTATCCGCAATGCCTGATGCCATGAAGTAACCAATGCCTGCTACCGCATCACCCCATTCTCTCCATCTTTCTTCAGGTAGTGTCCCCAACTGATTAGGCGCAAACAACTCCGCCATCAGCGCACACCATTGATCCCATGTCATCCCTCTTGGGTCGTAAACGGTCATGGGTTAGCCGTTCCGCGTACATCACCTGTCTCAACACTCAGAATGATCTTACCCATCTGGTAGTCACCATTAAAAGTATTCGACTCAAACCTTAAACGCATCTCACGACGCTGTTCACGCATGTCTATCTTCAGTGTTGATGGCGTGAAGTTGTAAGGAGTTGAGGGAAGATCAATGTCGTCAGCATAACCCTTACCAGTTACGATCACGTCCATCTGACCATTCTGAATGAAGTCAGGCTCTATGCGTTCACAGCGTGTCCAGTTATTCTCACCAGGCTGTTGAGTCGCACCCACCAACCCAGCTTGATTGCCCAAAACGGGCGTCTCAAACGCAGAATAGATTGCATCACTGTTGGTCAAATAAACTTGGTTTGTCCCAGTCTCATGTTGCCAAATAATGCTTGAATTTGCAGTCATGGTTGTTGATGCAACCGTAGCACTCATTGGATTATTGACGGTATAAGTTCCTGTTCCACCAGTTCCTGTGCCCAAAGCAGTAATCACCATTTGATCTGGAACATTTGTTCCTGAAAGGATTTGACCTACAGCAACAGTACCAAAATTCACAGCAGTGACAGTCAGCGTAGTTCCAGATACAGAACCAACAATTGATAATGTAGTGGTTGAATTTGTGTCACCCCAAATTGGCTTAGGAAAGACTTCAGTGAACCAACCAGATGAACGTTGAGCCCCTGGTGCTGAGCCAGCGTCGTACCACACAGGTTTGCCAGCAAGTTGTGATTCACGTACATTGTAGATAATTGCATCTGTACATTCAGTTGCATCACCACGTGGATAAAACCACCATATTTCGTTATACCGTGGAACTTTTGTTGCCCAAACCTTTTGACGCTGAGAATAATTCAAGTTGTCAAAGAACCAGTTTAGATTCATTGAATTTGGAATTTCGGCAACAACTCCGTTGTACATCAAGAAACGGTCAATGCCTGCCCAGTAAAAGATTCCATCATATTCAATGACGCTACTAGAAGACAAGATAGAACTTTGCTGAGTAATCAAGTCATAGCGCCAATAGAACGTGCTAGAGGTGCTTCCAGTAGTCACCGTTGTTGGGGTATAGGAAACACGAATAACGCTGTCTAAAGACCAAAACAAGCCCGATGGAGAGGTTGTACCACCACGCAAAGGTAAACCCTTCACAATCTTTGTAGAGGCCACGTTGTTGGCGTTTGAGTCAGCGCTTGTCCAGTTGTTGAAGTCACCTGCAGCGCAGTTCTGTATCAGTCCATTATTTCCATACACAAAGAGGTAAGGAAATAACATCACAACTCCACCCGACACAGAGATATTGTTGTCGAATGTCAATGTCTGCGCTCCGCTTGTGGTTGCGCTATTGTTTAAAAAAGCCGTCCATAGATTAGACGTGATAGTCGCCAAAGCACTGATAGTTCCTTGGAATCCTGTGCCTGATCCAATACCACCACCAGATAAGGTGAATGTGTCTTGATACAAGTAATTTGATCCACCAAGGGTAACAGTTACCGAAGTGATGGCACCACCCGTGACAACAACGGTTGCTTGTGCGCCTGAACCAATTTTTCCACCAACGATAGATACACCCGTGAAAGTTCCAGATGTATATCCAGTACCTTGCGTGTTGATGGTGACTTGACCAACAGGGCCGTAGCCTTGAAGACTAGATGAGACAACCGTGGTGTTGGAGGGTATGCCAGTGCCTGAGACTGAAACCCCTGCGCCAATCGCCACAATCGTGCTTGCAAACGTCACAAGCTTGGATCCTGATGTTAGGGTGCCTGTTGCGGTAAAAACGCCTACAGGGGCTAATGACGTGCCTGTGAACTGACCATACAAGGGTCGAGTGTTTGTGGTGTTTGTGATGTACTGGAGATTCTGACCAGGGTGCGCAATCAACTGTAGATTCCCACCTCCTGTTGAGTCATACCCTATGTCAAACTGCCAAAGATTGTAATCATTCGGAGTAAAGGATGTACTCATCGAAAAAGATGTTGGGCCTGTTCCTATGGCTGTGACATTGTTGGTCACCCATTGCTGAACACCCGCACTATAGCCAGAAATAATGTAGTTCAATCCATTCGTGGCACTCATGATAAGACCACGAGAGATACCAAACGAATTAAGAAAAGCGCCTGTATAGCCTCCTATTTTTCTAGGAAGACCACGTTGGAAACGAACCCACTGACCATCAACATATGAAAGCGATGCGAACATCGTACCATCCCTTTGGATACCAGGGGGTACCTGAAGGGCTATTACCTTAGCTGTCAAAATGTACCTCCACTGATACCATTGACAACATACAAACCATTCGGGCCAAGGGTCGCAGCTTGTGCGCCATTCGAGGTAAATCCAATCGTATTTGAACTGGGCAAATAAAGTCCAGTCGTAAGATTACCAGAGAAGTTCAAAGACGGATTGGTGGCTGATGCTGTTTGCAAAGTAATGTTATTACTACTGTTTGTCACAGTTGAAATACCAACTACATTTGTACCATCACAAATCATGCCAACTGTAGTGCCTGATGGTATGGTAAGTGTTGATCCGCCAGAAACTGAGGTTTTGAACGTCAGAGTATAGGATCCACTTGTACTATTCGTGATCACATAAAACTGGACTGTCGGTGGGACGATCACATTGGTGTTTTGACTTAATGTGCCAGTGTAATTCTGTAAAGTGTACGATGCTTGTGTGCTTGTTAAGGTAATGGTTGCTGACGCGCCAGTTACTGATATTTGTTCTTGAGTAAAGAAAAATACTGAACTTTGTCCATAACCCCACGAGGTAAATCCAGTCGATCCATTGGACGCCAAGTAAAACGATTCTCCAATCTGCAATTGGAAAGAACCACTTGTACCGTCAATCACATCTGAACCTTGTGCAGCGACCGTTAAAACACCTGTACCATTATTTTTAATGATTGTGAACCAACTAGATCCTACTCCAGTAGATGTTGGAAGCGTCAAAGTGCCCACGCCACCTGACCAAGTTGTCAATTGTGATTGGACTGAATTTGGAAGTGTTTGTGTGCTGTAGTAGTTGACAGGTAAAGTTGTAGTGTTAAGAGTTGTACCTGTGGCGGTTAGACCATACCCTGCCAAGCTTGTTGCATTCGCTACAGACGTGCTCGCACCGAACTGTAACACCGACCATGTACCATTTGTAGTGGTGTTATTGGTCAAGTAAATGTAGTACGAAATTCCTGAATTGATGGTGATCAGGCTAGTCGTTGTGTCATTTTCATAGACCGTAAAAGGATTGGTTGCTATGTTTTTAATTAAAAATGACTGCCCTGTAGAGACTTGAGTCGCAGTGGGCAAAATCAACTTTAGGCCAGTCGTTGTGGCTGTCACCTCGATGATGTTGGCAACAACTCCACTTGTGTTGCCATTGACTGGCCACTGAAGCGTGGTGTTAGCACTGATTGTGAGGCTCTCATAACCAACCTGAGATGGGCTGATCGTGGAACCTGTATAGGGGTTTACATAGTAAGTCATGATTAACTGTCCACTGCAACAGATTGACGATCTCCAACTCTAGATACATCCTCAGCTTTCAGGGCTTGAATAGCTTCCTGATATTTCTGTTCGAAGATCTGACGTTGGTCATTTTTAAGGAAAGGCATGGCTTGCAACAACGTGCCAAACAACATTGCATTCGGTGCGTTCTGGGTCAGCCAATTGGTCTGATTGGTAGAACTCAAAGGCTGAATGCGCTCATAGTACAGCACTTCAAAGTTATACGATTGATCTGGAGTTGGGGCAACATACCAGAAATCCCAACTTGTGTCCGAGTAAAACAAAGGAGGAGATGTCTGTGTGTTGACTGGCCAATAATTGGTCAAATACTCGTACTTACGGAGCAAGATAGGGTTACGGTTACCACTGCTGTCCGTGTAGTTCATAGAGACGGTTTTGCGCCATCTGGAGGGTTTTTGGATGACTGGGTTGCCTGCGGTCATCATTGCCTCAACAATCTGCAATTGACCCAAAGTCTTGATCTGCTGAGCTATCTCAAACTCAGCCAAAGTGATAAAGGTGGGAATCGCGTTGATTGTTGCGGTATCTGACCTCTCCAAATACTGTGGAACGATGGCAATCAAGTTATCATAGGTCAGAACCCATGAATTAGGATTTGATGGCGTAAGTACAGTAGTGGTCATAATATCCCCATTTTCAGTCTATTTTCCCACTAGGCAGTCAAAACAGCAAGTGCATTTTGGGTTTGGGCTATTCTATCTTGGAGTCCTATTAATCCACCATTTACACGCTTACAAAGTTGCTCTTGATTGTCTATTAAAGATCCGCAATGATGGGTCTGCCAGAACCACCCAGCGCTCATCGCAGCGAATGTTGGAGTTGCCACCAAGTCAGGATTCATCACAAAATTTTGACCCACCGCTTGGCCACAGTGCCAGTAGTTGTCATGTCCTGTGAGTTGAACCAACCCTCTTCCCCTAAAGCGGTACCCATCACCAGAAACTTCGTCTCGGTTTCCCATACGATTGGCGTAAATCCTATTGGCAATGCGCTGTGGATTATGGGCGTAAGATTGAATTTCTTCGGGTTTGAACTTGTGACCGAACAAAGCTTGAAGGGTCTCTGCTCGATAGTTAAGATTTTCTTCCAAGACTCGGAAATGGTTGCTCTCATGACTGCATTGCCCTATGAAAGATGCTTGTTCCTTTGGACTGACCATGCCAAACTTGACAAACGTATCCATCAAGGGTTGAGCCCATTCAGCCCCAATACCTAGTTTGTGGAGTTGTTGTGCATTAATCATTTCACCCCCTCATTGACTGTCTGTCTCACTTTGTTGTAAGTGTCGATGCAGGCGTTGAGTTGGGTGATGGCGATGTCCCCGTCTGCTGCGATGGCTGCAATATCTTTAATAGCCTGTCGCTCAGATTGGCCGTCATTGGCTGAATCTCCTCTGGGAGAGGTGGCATCTGCGGTGGTTTGAATGGAACAACTGGAGGGGAGGCGCAACTCGCCAGAGTCAATCCTAGAATTAATACTAGACTGCTTTGTTTTAACATCATTTCTCGCCTTTACAAGTGCAGTGGTTACGCCTGTTAACTTTTTGTTCAACTCTGCTTCTTTTGCCCGAGCTTCGTCATTAAGTCGGATAATTTCTGCTTGATCTTCTGCAACCCGTCTTTCATAGCCATGATGATCTGCGACATAGTAACCTCCTAAAAGAATTAAAATCAGACTGACAATCTGTACTGGGAACTTATATGTACCCAACGGAAACACATAGGACACAACGTGTACCAAAATAGCCAAAATTAGTACACAATAGGCAATATAGAAAAAAATGTTGGCAAAAAACTCAAACATTTACACTAGCCCTTGCATTTGCCATGCGCTCTCGCTCTTCCTCATGTTCTAAAGTGGGAGGTGTTGTGGGCGGAGGAGGAGGTGTCCAAGCTTGGGTTGGATCAATGCTGAATCCTGAAGTGGAGTTGTTGCCACTTTGAAATTGCATTGGGTTTCCATACCCCATTTGCCCCATCATGGGCTGACCCATGCAAGGATTAAAAGGCATCGGAGGAGGGGGTGGAGGCACGCTAGACTTGCCTGTGAGCACCAAACTGACCACGGTGAATATCTGCGCCATAGCCATAGAAAGAATGGCCAAGATCGCCTTATCAGCAGGCGCTTCGGTAAAAAGTGGCTGTTCAATGAACACAATGCTGTATGAAAACAGCACTGTTACTAGGACAAGGATAAAGCAAAACGTCTTTAGGATAAACGCTTTGGTCTCAATGTCAACTTGTTCAGGGGTTTTGTGCGCCATTTTTCGGTTTATTAAAAAATTCGGGACAATTTTGCGAAGCAACACAGAGAGGTGGTTTACAGTCTTCCGCATCCCAGTTCTTAGGGTCTTGGCAATGGTAGCGATATCTGTCTTCACAAGACACCAACAAAAGAGTTAATAGCAACCACTTCATTTTCCTTCAATCCTTGCAAGAGCTTTGTTGACTCTGATCTCCATCATCTTGATGTCTATGTACATCCACGAAAGCAGTGGTATGAATAGGAGGATCACCACCATCAAGACCACGATAACAATGACGAAGAACGAACGATCATCAGCATCAGCCATATCCACGCTATCATCAGAAACGTTATTACTGTAGCTATTGCTTTGTCTTGGAATTCCTCCGCCCTTTGACGCTTTAGCCATTGCGCTTTCCGTTTCTTGTCTAGCTCCGCCTTTCTAGCTAACGCCTGCTGATTGGCAATATGCCCAATCATTTTATTCACCCGACTGTACAAGTCCTTCATCTCAGGAGGAACATGGTAGACCATGTACTCTCTCATCTCTTCATTCAACTTTTCCATCTGTAAATTGGCAATCACCAACTTGATCGCAATGTCGTTTCCTTCTTCATTGTTGGCAGTCAGCGACAACTCTTCTTGTTCTTTTGTGTAAGCCTTTAAGCCGTTGTATGCGTGGAAGAACTTGGTGAGGGCATCTGCGACTTGGGCATAGATTTGGTTCTCATCAAATTCAACCCTCTTTTTCGGTTTAGCTTTAGCAGGAGCTTGCTTAACCGTGGCTTGTGGCTTTTCTTTACCACCGAAGAGTTTAGAGAAAAACCCAAATATCCCTTTTGCGTCATTTTGGATACTTTTGATATCCCCCACAACTCCATCAATCTCTTTCTTGGCATCAACAACGAACTGCCTTCCCTCTTTGTACATCTCGCAGGATTCTTTGACGAGTTTAAACGCCGAAGTTGCCAGAGCGACAAGGGTGAATGGATCAATTTTTACAACCCAAAGAACTTGTGGAAGAACTGCCCTGCTACGTTCGGGCCGAGCAGGACTAGGAGCATCACACCATAGATCAAATACTCGATCTTGGTCATGCGTCTATCGCCTTCTTTCAGCATATCTGCGATCTGCCTATAGCGCTCATCACAGACTGCAACGTGAACGGCAAGGTCTTTTTCGGTGTCGCTCATGTCACCAAGTTCCATGCCTTGGTCTCCTCATCCCACACATAACGCTTGGGTGCGTCTGGTGTTCCGACATCAGTTGGGTATGGCACTGGTGAATCCCATAGACAAGTTGACTCATTCAAGACCCAAGATGCAAATGGCTTGGGAGGAATAAAAGCATCTCGCTGAGCGTCATAGGTGTATCCAAGGCCAGCGTAATTTTTACGAAATGGAGTGCCACCATTGGTGTGAACACCGCCTTGAGTGTTGTAACTGGTTTGTTTCCAATTTCCACCTATGAGACGCTGACAAAAGGCCAATCCAATAGATTCCATGTGATTGCCTTGAGCATCAGCCGTGTCAGCGTCTGCCACCACAATCACTTGAGTGACTATGTTGTTTGAATCAATTCTTGCAAAATGTGCCATCATCTTCCCCCTAATTCTTTAATCTGTTCGTCAGTCCAAATGGTGTTGATTGATTCTTCAAAAGCCTTAATCTTTTCCATTGTTGCGTCTATTTCTTCCCATGTTGGGCATGGTCTTGGGTCTTCCCATTGAGTAATGTTGCGGTTGCTGATCTGCCACTTAGCACCTGGTCTAAGTAGCTGAAAGGCAGTTTCTATGCCATAAAGTTGATAGATTTTTACCATGACAAAATTACAATTCCTGATCCACCACTACCACCTTTACCAAATCCGGGATAACCACCACCACCACCACCTCCACCACCGCCTAAATTGGTAGTTCCATTGGTTGC